AGATGCGCTATATGATGGCGTAGCTCTTAGGGTTGTTGGATAAGCCACATTAAAATAAATAGATTGTGTTGTCTGACAAGTTCCCGAACCTAATGGCTGGCTAGCACCTGTGTATGCAACCATATAACGCTGACATAAAGCTAGTTCTTCCCCATACTGCCTATAATCATAAGAAGTAGCAACAGAGCCTTTTTCCAGTTGAACTCCACTTACAACTAAAGTGTTTCCGTTTGATGGAGATATTGCAAACACAATCATTAAACCATTACCAACATTTGAACCAGCATTAAAGCTAAAACTATAAATAGTTGGAGTTGTTGTAGTAGAAAGTGTTCCTGTAGAAATCTGTGTAGCACTACCAAAAATACCGCTAGCACCAGAACTCCAAGTATCTTTTGTATTTGGGTAATATGCATACCATGTAACAGTTGAAGATGCACTAGAAGAAAGTTGCGCTTGAACTGTTACAGTTTGATTGATTAAATCATAAGAATTAAAAGATTCAATTCTTTGAGCAAGCCCCATACTAGCGGTGCTTGAAGCAGTTGATGTTAATTGTGCAGCATATTGATATGGCGCTGTACCTGCAACTCTTTGAAAAGTTGCAGATACACTTGAACCAGTACCGTATCCAATCCATCTATCAAGACCATAGTTAGTACCGTTTCCAGTTCCAGTTATGCTGTAAGAACCACCATTATATTTTTGGTCAATTTGCATCAAACCATTAATTAATTTATTTTTAAAGCTAGATGATGTTCCACTATATCCTGAATAACCTGAGTATCCGCTAGTACCAGTAATAGATTGACCAGAGTAGCCTGAATAGCCGGATGTTCCAGTAGCTCCAGTAGAACCATTTTGACCGCTATATCCGCTGTAACCAGAAGTTCCTGTTGCACCATTGCTACCATTTATACCTGAATAGCCTGAATATCCAGATGTACCTGTTGCACCTGTACTACCGTTTATACCTGAATAACCGCTAAATCCTGAATAGCCAGATGTACCTGTAGCGCCATTAGTGCCATTTATTCCAGAATATCCTGAATAGCCTGATGTGCCTGTTGCGCCTGTAGAACCATTCTGTCCACTATAGCCAGAGTAACCTGATGTACCTGTAGCGCCAGTTGATCCATTGATACCTGAGTAGCCAGAGTAACCGCTTGTTCCTGTAGCGCCATTTATACCTGAGTAGCCAGAATAACCAGAAGTTCCTGTAGCTCCAGTAGAACCATTCGTACCAGAATAGCCAGAATATCCGCTAGTTCCATTTGTACCATTTGTACCAGAGTATCCTGATTTTCCAGAATAACCTGATATGCCTGATCCACTATAACCAGAAATACCACTAAAACCTGAAATACCGCTAAAACCTGAATATCCTGAAGTTCCAGTAGCTCCAACTTGCCCTGAATAGCCTGATGTTCCAGAGTAGCCAGAATAACCTGATGTGCCAACATTTCCTGTAAGGCTAATTGTCCATGTATAGCTTGCAGCAGTACCGCTAAGATAGTCAACATTGACTACTAAAGTTGTTCCACTAAAAGAAGTGATTGCTCCTTCAGCATACAAACTTGGAGAAAGATTATTAATTACTCTTACACGATCACCTACAGTAAACGCAGTTTGTGATGCAGAAAGGTTGGTAGTCCAAGTATTAGAACCAAGAACAGGGGTAAGAGATGAACCAGAAGTTAAATTTGAATAACCAAGCCCACTAAACCCTGAAATGCCAGAATATCCAGATATGCCTGAATACCCAGAAATACCCGAGAATCCACTAAATCCTGAGATCCCTGAAAAACCACTATAGCCTGAAATTCCTGAAAAGCCACTATAGCCACTTGTGCCAGTAGAACCATTAATTCCTGAATAACCGCTATATCCAGATGTTCCTGAATAGCCACTAATACCCGAATAACCACTAAATCCAGAAATGCCAGAAAAACCGCTGTAACCAGAAGTTCCGTTAATTCCGCTGTAACCAGAAAAACCAGATATACCAGAAAATCCTGAATAGCCGCTAATACCTGATCCACTATAGCCACTAAAGCCAGAGATTCCACTATAACCAGAAATACCACTAAATCCAGAATAGCCACTTATTCCTGAACCACTATAGCCTGAAATTCCTGAAAATCCTGAGTAGCCAGAAATACCAGAGAATCCGCTATAGCCACTAAAGCCAGAGATTCCACTATATCCGCTAATACCAGAGAACCCACTATAGCCAGATGTGCCTATATTTCCTGTAAGACTAAATGCCCAAGAATTGGTTGACCATGTGCCACCAGAAATGTAATCAACATTGACTACTAAAGTTGTTCCAGAAAATGATGTAATAGTACCTTCTACATATAAATCATAAGAATAAGTATTAATTGCCCTTACTCTCGCTCCAACAATGTATGCAGTTTGACTAGAAGATTGATTTGTTGTCCAAGTGTTAGACCCAATAGCTGGTGTAAATGAAGTGATTGAAGTTAAAGGATAGTATCCTAATCCGCTAAATCCACTATAGCCTGAAATTCCTGAAAAGCCAGAAATTCCAGAAAAACCAGAGTAACCACTTATGCCAGAAAATCCGCTGTATCCACTAATTCCTGAGTAGCCTGATATTCCTGAATATCCCGATATACCTGAAAAACCAGAATAACCAGAAATGCCACTAAAGCCAGAGTAACCAGAAATGCCAGATCCAGAATAACCAGATTTACCACTATAACCAGATATTCCTGATCCTGAATATCCAGAATAGCCAGAAATGCCACTATAGCCACTAATACCACTATATCCAGAATAGCCTGATATTCCGCTATAGCCTGATTGGGTATACATTACTTGAGTTGCAGTAACAATAACACCGGGGGTTACTGGAACAGTTGGACTAGATTGCGCTCCAGTTGTTGAAATAGAAATAGTAGTTGAAGAAACTGCCCATGCAAGTTGCAAATAATCACCAGCATTAACAGTCAATACATAATTAACTGCTGCAATTAACGCACCAGCACCGCCATGCGCTGTTCCCGGCACATTGTAAATAGAGTTGCTATCTGCAACATCTGAGCCATTTTTGCGTAACCAGACATCAACATTATCGCCATTGGAATCTGAATTAGCAAATTGCAATGAATACTCAAGGTTATATGTACCAGCATTAGCAAAAGTTATTTGATTGCCAGAAACAATGCTTACACCATTAGCTTCAAATTGACTGCCAATATTTACAACATAAGCAGTTGTAGTGTTAGAAGCAGTTTGATTAGTTATGTCATAGAAAGATCCATAAAAACCTTGAACACCGCCACCGCCATTTTGACCGCTAAAACCTGAATAGCCTGAATAGCCAGAAAAACCAGAAATGCCTGAATAACCAGAATAGCCACTATAACCAGATGTTCCTACATTTCCTGCTAAAGTAATAGTCCATGTATAACTTGCTCCAGTACCACTTAAATAGTCAACATTGACTATTAAAGTAGTGCCAGTAAAAGAAGTTATATTTCCTTCAGCATATAAGCCTGTAGAAATGTTATTAATTACTCGAACTCTATCGCCTACTGCAAATGCGGTTTGAGAAGCAGAAAGATTAGTAGTCCAAGTATTAGACCCTAATACTGGTGTTAATGCAGTTCCAGAAGTTAATCCTGAATATCCAAGTCCACTAAATCCAGAAATTCCTGAAAAGCCGCTATACCCTGAGATTCCTGAAAAACCAGAATATCCGCTTATGCCAGAATAACCGCTAATGCCTGAGAAGCCACTATAACCAGAAATGCCTGAACCAGAGTAGCCTGATTTACCGCTATAGCCAGAAATTCCAGAACCAGAATATCCCGATATACCTGAGTAACCAGAGTAGCCAGAAATTCCAGAGAATCCACTAATGCCGCTATAACCGCTATAACCACTATAACCACTAATGCCAGAGAATCCACTAATGCCAGAGAATCCACTAATGCCAGAAAAACCGCTATAACCTGAGTAGCCTGATATTCCTGAAAAACCACTAATTCCATTAGCAATTGCAAAAATAATTGCTTGATTGTTAGAGAAGTTTGTAGATCCAGTTCCAGAGGAAGATACTAAAGAAACAGGGATAGTGTAATAACCACCAGCATTGCTTGGTGTTCCAGTAATAATCCAAGTTTGTTGATTTGCACTATTAGTTTGGTCTTGAATAACAATTTCTTCAGTTTTAGCCAGTAGAGCTAAAAATACAGTTATGTCTACGCCATTGGCAGCAGTTGTGCTGACATTTAATTGGGTTGCATTAACTTGAGTTGCATTATTCCAAAGCAAATAATCTGCACCGGGATTTCCTGTAGTAGCTGTTGTATTTGCTTTATAAAAATAATAGCTACTAGATACTCCACTTGCGCCTGAATAACCAGAAATACCAGAGAATCCGCTGTAACCAGAAATACCAGAAAAGCCACTAATTCCTGAGTAACCTGATATTCCGCTATAGCCGCTGATTCCACTAAAGCCAGAATACCCGCTAATTCCTGAGAATCCGCTATAACCTGATATGCCTGATCCTGAATAACCGCTTATTCCAGAGAATCCACTAATTCCGCTAAATCCAGAATAGCCACTTATTCCTGAAAAGCCGCTATAACCGCTAATACCAGAAAATCCACTATAGCCACTAACACCAGAAAATCCAGAATAACCAGAAATGCCTGAGCCAGAATAGCCAGATTTACCGCTGTAGCCAGATATACCTGAATATCCTGATACGCCAGATCCTGAATAGCCAGAAATTCCGCTATAGCCACTTATGCCAGAATAACCAGAAATTCCAGAGTAACCTGAAATCCCACTAAATCCAGAGTAACCACTAATTCCTGAGTAACCTGATATTCCTGAAAATCCTGAAAAACCAGATATACCTGAAAAACCGCTGTATCCGCTTATGCCAGAAAAACCTGAGTAACCAGAAACACCAGATCCGCTATAGCCGCTATACCCGCTAATACCAGAGTAACCGCTAAGACCTACTGCTCCTGAAAAACCACTATACCCGCTAATCCCTGAGTAACCGCTAATACCAGAATAACCAGAAATACCACTATAGCCTGAATAGCCTGAAGTTCCAGCAGCAGAGAACTGAGTAAAGTTAATAGGGCTTACATTGATTGTTCCAGTTTCAGGAACTAAAGCTACCCAACCAGTTCCAATGTTATCTATTCCATAAAGAATAAAAGTAAAAGCACCGGGAACTTCTGCCCAAGTGTTCATATCTGGTGATCTAGTCCAATCTCCAGCAGAAGCAATATAGATACCATTTTGGGCGGCATTAGTTTGATTCTTAACTAGAACACGATCACCAGCTAAAGTAGTGTATCCATCAATAGTTTGAAGCCCTGAAAGGGTAATGTTTCCACCACCTTGTTCAATAGTAGTGGTAGCACATTGACATTCAGCTTTTGGTGTAAGACCTACTACTAAATTATCAACATATTCTTTATTTACTATATCTGTTGGATTTACAGGAACAGAATCTACCTGCCCTGTAGTAGCTTCCATATTAATAAATTTTGCAGAATATAGACCTTCTTCTAAGCCTTCTATCTGAACAAAAGCATCTGTAGAGCCAGCAGTATCTAAGTTGACTGCAAAATCACCACGATTCCATGCCTGAGCAATTGTTCCCTCTTGTCCCCTAACAACAGTAAAAGCATCGCCAGAAACAGAAGTTACATAAACAATTTCATTTATTAAACTGTTAGTAGCATTAACTAAAGTTAAAGCAAACTGTTGATTGCTTGCTGGTTGCGGAAAATATTGCCCTGTTCCACTAGCTACATAAATAGTAGTGTCAGTAGAAGATACTGGCAATGACAGAGTAGATTGCGCTTGATTAGCAAATAAGAATATTGTCATGGTAAACCCTAAGCAATATTCTTAAAGAATACTATATGTGTCGTTTGCAGCGCCAGTAAATTTAACAGTTGTAGCTGGATAAGTTAAAGCATACACAATTTGACCAGTTTCATTCAAAGTTGGAGTTACTGCTGTGTAAAAAGTCGCTCCACTATCAAAAGATAACTGGATAGCTCTACTTCCATTTGAAGAATTTAATACTAAAGTAGCTGGATAAGCTAAATTAGGTAAAGCTACAGTTGCAGTAGCTCCAGTAAGAGTGCCTGTGATAGGGCTTCCATAGTTATAAGTCATAAATTTTCCTTAGTAAAGTTCTGCCCAAATAGCAAGAGAAGCTGTTCCGCCACCACCAATAATGCCAAAACCATAAGTTTTGCCGGGAGGAACTATTGCTGAAATACTGCTTCCAACAGTAGCGTTTGTGTAGCTATTAAAGTTAGCTTCATAACATTCGCCTACAGGTTGTCCATCAACAAAAAAAGCCACAAAAGCTCCATTTGTATATACACAAGTATTTACCATTATTGGGTAAGTGTTGGTGTTTGTATAAGTGGTGTCTAATGCTCTAGAAGTCAAAACATTGTGCCAAGATTCACCACCAAGACCTAAACCTTTTGCAACACTATTTACAAACTCAGTAGTAGCAATTTGAGTGTTATTTGTGCCTGCTGATGGAGTAGGCGCTGTTGGTGTCCCTGTAAATTCTGGGCTATTAATTAACGCATAATTTAATAAACTGTTATATACATAATCAAGTGTTGCTAGTTGACTAGGAACAGCAGGAAAAGATGGCGCTGGGATTCCATAAGTTGGTGCTGTAGGAACTCCAGTAAAAGCTGGGCTATTTAACAAAGCATAAGCCGCTAAAGAAATAATAGGGTTATCCAAAACCCAAGCATTGTAAGCAACGCTATAAGTTAGGCTTAAAGGATACCCAGCACCGGGAATATAGCCAGCAGTTAAAGCAGTATTGTTTCCAACAACAATAGGTAATGCGCCCGTAACTGTAGAACCAAGAGTTAAGTTAAAAGTGGCTGCACCTGTATTGGCATAAGCAGAAACAATAGTAACTGACATGCCATCTGTTAATGCTGTTAATGTAGATGGAAGGGTTGCGGTTAGTGCATTGGCTGTTCCAGCGGCATCAGCATAAGTGTAATAAGCACTTTGTAATTGAGCAGATTGAACTAGGTTTGCCATTACCGCAGCAGTATCATAGTTTCCTACAATATCGCTTAGTAAAAAAGGAGTGCCAGTTGTGCCTTCTTGCGCCCTAACAACAGTTAGCGTATCGCCTGATCTAGCTGTGCAATTACAAATTTCATAGGTAGAAGAAGAAGCAGCGCTAACTAAAGTAACTTTAAACTGTTGCCCAGTTGTAGGACTTGGAAACAAAGAACCAGTACCGGGAGCTACCGTAATGGTTGTTTGAGTAGCAGTAATAGGGGCTGCTAGGGTAGTTTTAGCATTGTTTGCATAAAGCTGAATAGTCATAAAAATCCCTATTAAAGATAATGTAATTGTAGCTAATCAATAAGTAATTGTGTAGTTATATTGAAAAGGCAAATTTAATGTTCTAGACTGAATTGCGGCTTGGAAAAAAGGCGAAATTGTCAAATTGGGTATATCAATTGTTACTGAATTTGCACTTTCATAAGTAACGCTAATATTGTAAATATCAGCTATATCAGGAATATCCGTACCATTTACACCATAAATAAAACGAGCAACTCGTCTTTTTAGCCATTGTGTGGTGTATTGAAACCCATCACCCTTATAGAAATTCCAAGTCAAAATTCTTTTAAAAACATCGTCTGTTACTACATACGATCCTGATGGAGCATTTTCTATATCTTGGCTATAGGCAGTTGTATCATAAGGAACTGTATCGTATACGCCTGCTGTAGTAAAGCTGGTGGGAGAACCTAAACTTGGGCGTAAAACTCCATAGATTCCATAAACTGACCAATCTAATAGTGGATATGACTGAATAGTATAGATTGGTAAATTTAAGTTATTTGTAGCATTTAGCCTATTTTGTGATTCAGTATTGTATGCAGTAAAAAAAGCCTGTAAATCATCGCTATACGGATCTTGCGTATATTGCTGATAAAGATAAGCTGGTAGAACTTGGGTCTGCATATTAGCCCTGAGTAATAGTAATCAAGCTAGAGTTAGTAGAAAAATAGCTTTCAGGATCACCATAAATAAGCAAAGTTCCTGTAACTGGTGAGGTTGCTATCCCATTAATATCCACAACATAATTAATTTTGGATATTTGAGATACAGGCAGAATTGGAGCTACTGCTAGCTGAAATGCTTCTTGTAGCTCAAAAGTGTTAATTGGCTGTCCTACTGCAATGCTATTGATATAAGTAGCAATAGCTGGCGTGGCTAATTGCGCTATGGCAGTTGGAGATACTAAATTGGTAGAAATAGTATTCCAAGTAATAGCAATTTGAACAGTTTGAGCAGGGGGATTTACAAAAACAATGCTATAGGTATCTGGGTAATCATTAACAGATACTGTGATATTTCGTAAATTTGGCGTTACTACACCGCCACTTACATAAGTCAAACTGGTTGCATTTAAAGGAATACTAAAAGTTTTTTCACTTAATACTGTAGCTGTAAAAGTGCCATTAAATCCAGATGGGCTTGCTCCAGCAATAGTTACTGTTTGACCTGAAGAATAGCCATGATTAAGGTTGGTAGATACTACTGCTGGGTTAGTAGAAGTTATTCCTGTTACTTGTAAGGTAGAGCCTACTAAATTAGAAATATCTGGTACAGAGTTAAAAATAGCATTAGCTACTTGGTATGGATCTCCACCACCACAAATAATTTCCCATTGATTGGTAGCCACATTTCTGACAGAAATAAGCCTTGGTTGCACTCCTGACACTTGAGAAAGCTGTGCTTTAATAAAAGTTGGTACACCTTGAGCAGTCACCATTCCAGCTTGCATTACTTGAGCTTGATATGAAGCAATAGTTTGATCTGTTAACCCCGGCAATCCAGCAGAAGGATTTGTACAAGTAAGGGTATACCCTGAAGGTACAGAAGTAATAATTTGTGTAACTGTTCCTGCTGGAATAGCCCAAGATCCTGAAACTGTAGCTAAACAATACAGTGCAGGACTTTGCCCAGAAGTGCTAATAATTCCGCCATCTTGAACTGTGTACTGATAAGTTCCATCAGATACAGTAAATCCAATAGGAATAACAAACCCAGCAAGACCGCTAAAAATAACATAAACAGAAGTGTTAGAACCTTGACCTTGCTCAACGCCATAAACTTGCCCCAATTGATAAAGTATTGAAGGATTGGCTGTTGCAGGGCTTATAGAATTAACTAAATCTACAAAAGCTTGATCTTGAACTACAACAGCACCAGCGGCTGTTGAAGCCATATCTTCCACTAAAGATCCCGGTAAGTCTGCTGTTAAACCGGGTGATAAAGCTGTAGCCGCTGCAATTTCAGCATTTAACAGATCTGTTGGAGATGCTGGTATTGCTCCAGCCGTTGTAATTGTCGCCATTAGCTTGCCACCACTGTAGAAATAGTTGTTCCGTTCTGGAATACTGCGCTTATATTATAAGTTGGGTCAGGCGTATTTTGCTGTTTAATAATGGTCAAACTAGCAAAATGTGGAGCATATTGTGTTTGAGTTCTATTGATTGCAATATCAGGCGGAATTTGTGTTGCCACAGAGTTTTGTGCTGGAATGCCATAATTTGCATAAAAAGGGCTTTCTCCTTGATTTAGCCTTAAAGTTTGTGCAAGGGTAGCCAGCCAAACATAGCTGGTTTCTGTTACTTCTGTCCATTGCCCCGTTTGAGGGTCTACGCCATAAGTTCTCATAATTAGTCTGGTGAAGTAGTTGTAATAGTTGAACTTCCGCCTTGTACATTATTAACATTATGTACATGATTTGCCAAGCTTTTTCCTTCAGCAATGACATCGTTTGTAACATTAAGAGGTCCAATAAAGGTTGAGTTAGTGCCGTGTGTGCTAGTTCCTTGAGTAATTGGACCATTAAGCTGAATTACTCCATTTAAAGCAATTGTGTTGGCAGTAATTGATACTTCTGTACCAGACACGGAAATATTGGTACTACCAATTATTACAGTTACACCTTCAGGCGTAAGTGTGATGGTGCAGTTATTATTTGTATCCCTAAGAACTACTCCATTAGGAGCATTAATATTGACAGCATTGGGATCAACTGGATCTGATATATTCCAATTAATATTTCCCAATGGGACATAAAATAAAGCACTTAAATTAAATGGCTTTCCAAGTGGAGCAAGCGAATCCTGTATGCCCAATCCAGTAACACCGCCAAGCCTTGCATCTGCTGACATACAAACACCATAATCCCCAACTTGTACTGGTAATCTTACATATTTACTTTCTGCTATTGGACATTCAACTTCAGGAAAAGTAATTTTTCCACTTGTGTTTACTTGAAAAGCAACAGTTACTATTGATCCATTAACTTTTTTTACAACACAAGGTAATTGCCACCCTGTAATTTCTTGATTTTGATCAAGTTTAGTTTGGATAAGATTGGAAAGGGATACCGCAAAGGGCGTTTTTTGTTCTGCACTCATAGCGTTTGATGTATAGGAGTATTGGGAATTATGGCTTCAATTATGGTTACCCAAGAGTTTCCATCGCCATTTCTACTGTTTCCAACATGATGTAGTTTTGTAATATAAAAAACACCATTAAAAGATATTTTATTTCTATATTGCGATTGGTTGTTTACTATGTTGGATACAGGAATTCCAGATTCAAAAGAAATGTAATCAGCTACATTTAAATCGCCACGCATGACTACTTTTGCTGAAATGGTATTAATTCCTAACCAAGTTAAATTTCCAATAACATCAGTAAAAGCTATTTTTTTTGTTATTGAAGGTGTAATTGTTGAATCAGTTAAAACAAATCCTGAATTGGTAGAAACAATCAGTGCACCAGTATAGGTAGGGCTAGAAATAATTTGTTTACTAATGCTATTTAAAACTTGTGAAAAACTAAACAAGTTGTAATGCTGTGCTGGAGCATTTTCTGTATAAATTAATTTTGAGCTAAAAGACCCTGTAATTTTTGCATTTGGATAAGCATTTTGAAGTGCCGTAATGGTTGCGGAAGTTAAATCCTGACCTTTATTGCAGTTAAAAGTAATGTTATTGGTTGCATTTTGATCCACCCCAACAGGAGCAAGAACCATATCTAAAGAAACTTGATTTCCTTGCCAATTTGAAAATGCTTGAATAATGCCACCATTAAGAATTACACCTTTTTGGTTTTGATTAGCATAGGGTAATCCCTTAGACATTCCCACTTCAACTGTTATTTGTGGCAAATTAATTCTTGACCCGTCAGAAGCAATTTCTGGATTAATGTTAGCTTTTTGTTGCAATGCTTTCAAATCCACGCCCATCAATCTTAAATATCCATTAGATGAATAGCTTGAAAAAGAAGTTTGATAAATGTCTAAATCTAGTTGTAATGCTGAATAATTGTCTTTTCCGTTTGTTTGCGAGCTAAAACTAAATGGCACAAAAGTCCCTTGACCTTGTGCGCTTGCTGGCGGAGAAATGGTGATGTTGTAATATCTCACGGAGTTACTTCAAAATTGTTGCTACTAGCTCTATATACCAGTTTTGATGTTTGAAAATACCCAAATACCAAATTAATATCAAAATTATCTGGTGATGCTATTAATGGATTTGTAACAACTAAAGTGCCATTATTGTCATAAATGCTAATGTAATATCTTGATGAATATAAATTCCAAGTACATAAAGCCGTATAGTTAATTCCGTCTAATGTTGGATTAAACTGAAAATTAGCATATGGTGAAGGATTAAATTGAACTAAAGTAGTCATAGTTAATCCGCAAAATAACTAAGATTGTTTGGAATTGCAGAGGAAGCAGGCTGTGTCCAACTTGCTGTTGTTGGCAATCCATTAGCGACATTATTCATTAAATTACCCAAAACAGATTGTGATTGAGATGCAGTGATTAATGGCTGGACAAAATCCCATTGAAACATATATTGAACTTGTTTATCACTAGCCACAGTTACATCTCTAATTCCTGTCAATAAACAGTTTGCATAAGTAAATGCTGGAGTAATTACTGTAAAAGTACCGCCAGTAGAAATATGCTGTTGAATTGCATATTGCAATGCAGTCAAAATAGCTTGCTTAATAATAAGCCCACCACCTGTTTGCGCTGGGCAAATCATTAACATACTGATTTCTAATGGATCTTGCACTACAGCGTTTGCCGCTGTTGCAAAGTTAGCAAAAGGATATTCAGCTATTCTCCATTTTGCCAAAGTGCCACCGGGTAATGGTTTGTAATGAGCAAAAAATTGTTCATTTTCAATTCCCGGTATGTCAAAAGCTTCCGTAATTAAAGTTACAGGCGCATATCCACCCAAAGCCTGTGCTATTCCATTCTGTAGCCAAATTGGGGCTATTTCATATACAGATGAGAATAATGTTTGTCCAAAGGAAGCCATAATTTTATTTCTGTTGTCCTGACATAGAAGCGGCTTTAGTAACCACACCATCTACATACATATAGATTTGTGGCTGATTTCTAGTGCTCCATCTTTCAAAATGATTTTCTTCGCCTTTTTGGTTTGGATAAGGGCGATAAATATCAAATTGGTCTTTAAGTTGTTGTTCAGAATATTTAGATAAAAGTGCTTTTACTTGATCTTTAGGTATATCCATTGCATGAGAATAGCCTTGTGCATCGACCAAGGTATGATGTGATCCTTCATGCCAAATACCTTGCTCTATAGCCCTTTGTTTGCTTCTATATCCACTAATTGGGGTTATTCCTAATGCCTTCATAGAAGCCATCATTTGAGGATCAGAATGTGAGAAATCAGCATTAGATCCACCAAAAAAACTTTTAACTTTATCAGAGGTTAACATTGGCGTAGATAAAAAATTAACTACACCCGTTAAAGTGCTTAATGGATAGTCATACCAATTTTTTACCAAACTCTTGGAATTGCCACCAATTGCAGAAATGCCTGATTTAATAACAGTTCCGGGAGTGTTTACTCCACCGGGAGTAATGGCATTTTTTTGATTTTCTGCGTTTTGCTCTGCTTCTGATTTTGGCAATAAACCAAGTAAAGATGCTAAATTTACTAAACCATCAGCAACATTGCCAATAGCTGTAATAAATTTATCAAAATCTTGCATTGATTTTGGATCAGCAAGGTAATTTGCAAATTTTTCTATACCTTTTTCAAGCTTTCCTAACCAAGCTTCAAGTTGTCCACTATCTAAAAAATGTTTAATTGCTTTGTTAATTGCTTCAGTTAAATGAATTAAAGATGGCGTAATTTTTGCCAATCTTTGAACCAAAGTATCTTCAATAACATTGCCAGCTTTTTTTAACTCAACCCAAAATTCTCTAAACGCTTGATAATTTCTTTCATCTTTACTGAAATTATTTGCCCCAGTTTGCAAAGAGGAAATCATTTTTGCAAACTCATCTGGTGACATATTCCAAACAGTTTGAACCTGCTCTTTAGAAAAAGCGTCTTTTAAACCGGGAATAGTGTTCATGGCAACATCCACCATGCCACCAGATGCGGCTTTTGAATTTCTTAATGTTTGTAATATAGGAACAAGATTTTGATAAGCATTTTTATTTAAACTTCCCCCTAAAATGCCAACTTTATATTGTTCAGTAAGGGTAGTTTGTAAGTCTTGAATATTACCTAAAACACTTTCAATGCCACCTAAATATGGTTCACCATAAGTTCTAGCGGCTCTTAATTGACCTGTACTAATGCCATAACCAGTTGCTTCTCTACGGATATTGCTTGCAGATGCGGCAAGTCCGCCAAGACCAAATCCACCGCCAACAGCGGCATAAGCCATCCATTTAGCCGCAGATAAAGCGGCAGAAGCCATATTTGATGCTATGGATTTAGTAGTTAAAGCAACTTCTTTTAAATTGATTTGACTATCAGCAATAGCTTTTGCTAAAGCTTTTTGGCGTTTTTCTGCTTCAGCTAATTGTTTATTAGTTTCTTTCCAGTCTTTATTTGAATCTGTTACTTGTTTTTTATATTTTTCAAATAAAGCGGCAAAAGCTTTAAACTTTTCGTCTAAAACATCTATTTCAATTACTGATTGAATTGCCATTTTTTGTTCCTAGTAATTAAAATAAACTTTTGCTTTTAATAGTCCTAATTAAATATCTTTGACGATATTCTGTAGCATCTTCCCATTTAAAACCAATTTCTTTCATAAATTCACCAAAATTTATGTAAGTTAAATCATCTAAGACACTATTGATGATGCCGTTGCCTTCTTCCCAGTATCTTCTGTCTTGGTCAATATCGGCAAACCATTCATATATGCCGTACAGTCCAATGATGTAAGATCCCAACTTCTTAATGCCCCTGCCATCTCCAAGAAAGAATTTTTCAGATCCTTCGGAGCAACCTTGGAGATTGCTGTAAAAAAAACTAAAGAGCTAATTGCTTCGGCTTCTTCATCTTCATTCAAAATGCCTTTTTTTACTGCTGTATCAAAAGTAATGGTTTCCCATCCTTTTTCGGTACTTACTATTACATTGGTTAATCTAATGATTTCATTGATTAAACCAAATTTAACTCCACCTACCCCTTCCCAGTTACCCTGTTTAATTGCAATTGATTTAAGTGCAGGATAAGCTAGTTGAGGGGCAGATAAAGCTAAATGCGCTTGGTTAATGCTATCAAAACACTGACTAAACACTTTTCCTAATTCTAGGTAAAACTGTTCAAAAACTGCTCGACTGATAGATGTGGAATGAATGTGAACTAAACCATTTTCTTCAGTCTGCACCTGCATCACAAGGGACAGATTCCGATCAATTTTCAATTTTTTTCCTTAATTAAGCATACATTGTTGAGTTAATGTTGTATACGCCACGCAATCTAATAATCAAACCTGCTTGATTACCATCAAATGTGGTTTCTTGCATACTCATCAAAACACAGTTATTCAATTGGAACGGTGGCAATACTTGAGTATCTGGATAAACTGTTACAGATCCTAAAGTAGTGTTTGTTTCAATTTGATTTTTATAAGCTGCGCCAAGAGCTTGTGTCCTTAGCAGGTGCATAGTAACTGTTCCAAAAATATACGGCTCTGGGCTAGTTACTGCGCCTGTCAAAGTTGGTATAAGCAAGGAAGTATCACCATCAAAAGCCAAGCTAATTGCTTCTCTAGCAAGATAGCCTGCTGTTACATTTAACTGTGCAAAGTTGGCATACACTACGCTGGCTAGTAGCCTATTTAATGTACCTTGTTGAATTTGCGGATTGCTCATTATTTATTCTCCTTAAACTGGAATGTTAGATGCAGTTAAGTAGATAGTAATGGAACTGAATCCACGCAATGGAACAAATGTCAGGCTTAAACCGTTATAAGTTCCAGTTGAGTAATCTCCGGGGTGTTGCGCTACATAAGTAGTAAACGGAACAGCCGCTACAGTTGCTGGAGATAGAATCAATCCAAACGAAATACCATTATTAACTGTTGCTTGGGCTACTTTTTGCAAAGTATTAATACCAGCTTGGTTATAGTACAGGGGATTTGTAGGCAAATTAGAACCATTAATGATTGCTGCTGATAATGCTTGCGCCACATTAATAGATAACCAATCTACACAATACCAGTAATTAAATGGATTTAAATCCATAAAAGTACCGCCCATAATTAGCGTATTTGAAATACCACCTTGTGCGCCTGTACCAACCCAGTTAACACCAGCAGCCAACAAAGTTGTTTGTTGAGCATTGGTTAAAACATAAGGAGTTACAGCATAAACATAGGTATATTCAAATGGATGAGCTAAATTACTTACACTTGGGTTATAGGCTAAAGATGCCCAGAAAATAGCGGCAGCGCTAAACTCTGTAGTTGGAGCAGAAGGGCTTGGCAATGTTACAAGAGCAGATTTAATTCCAGCCCAGCCAGAATAAGTTGCTAATGTAGAAGATACATAGAAATATACTTGTGCAGTAGTTCCTGTGTACATTTTTGCCATTGTTTGAGCGCCTGCAACATCCCATGCTTTAGGCAATAGGTAGCTATAAAACTTAATAGTTGGGTTAGCAATATAGGTTTCTAAAGCGGTAATACCGTTAGTAACAGTATCAACACCCAATTCCAATACATAGACTGGAACAGTAGAACCTTGAGCAAAGAATGTAGTAGCCATTGCTACTAATTCAGAAACATCTTCAACAGTAAAGAAAGCTGAAGTTGTTACCGCAGTACCGGGATTGCTTACAACAGAATAAGTCAGAGTATTTGTGCCAGTAGAAGTAATGGCAAAAGTACCATTATATCCGTTAGTAGTGCTTCCGCTAACAGTAACGCCTGCAATAATACCTTGAATAGTATCCCCAGAAGGAACTCCGTGAGCAGTTGAAGTAGTTACAGTTACAGTTCCGCCTGTCCAAGTTGCCGAAGCAATAGCACTTGAACTTCTAAGGATAGAAGTTAAATCTGAAAGCTGGGTCAACAGTTGAGTTGATCCAGAGCTTAAAGTTGTTCCCCCTTGAGATACAAATGCGCCAGTTTGTTGTAGCTGACTTGGCGCACTTGCCACCTGTTGGGTGACAACTACATTTACAATATTTGGCATGATTGCCCCCTAATTATTGGTAGCTAACTGTTACAACTTGGCTTGTGCCGGGAGCAATAACGATACCGTTAAATGCTGGCATATCAATTAAATAAGTACCCACAGCTTCAGGAATAACCGCTAATTGATTAGCAGCAGTATTTCCAGAAGTGGAAGTAGCATCATAAACTGCACCATTAGTAGAACCAGCAACGATAACGCTAACTTTAGCGATACGACCAGCAGCGGATTTAATTACAGTTGCAGAAGAAATATCAAAAAATGTTTTTGTACCTTGAGCGGTAATCAAAGCACCATTTTGAACTGAGGGATTTCCTGTAATAGCCATTTTTAACTCCTTATTTACACTAGGTTGAGATAATTACATCTTACTACTTAATTTTAACTTGGAATAGTACCTTCTGTAAGGGTAATAAACGCACTTTCAATTAATTGTCTTGCAATATTATTTACTGTAGTTTGGTAATAACTTATTTCAAAAGTAATTACTTTTTTCTGAGCAATAATTCCCATTTCGGGCTGAGTTACTTTGGCATCTTGCATTATGGGCATATTCATTAAACCCATAGTGTCATAATTTCTCATGTAATCTAATACATATTCCACGAAATTTAATGCTTCTTGATTACGAATGCCAAAAATTTCTAATTTGACAATATCCTTTGTTAACTGCCAAGGATTGGATTCTGAATCTAAAAGCATGACATCTTGCAAAGCCGTAGTTTGATTGGGATCTATGTCTACTGTTGCATAAATTGGTGGTAAGTTTTGCTCTACTAAATAAGATGGGTATAAAGGGAAAAACTGGTTCAAGCCAAGCCAAATTGGAAGGCTATTAGATACAATTACGCTAGTAGTATCAAATCCTGTCATGGAATCAATGATTTGAGTATCCATAATGGAATACAAAGCATCGCCACGATAATGGTATAAATCAGCCTGTTTGTAGTAGTTTTCCCTACGACTAAAAGCAAATCTATTTTCTTGATAGTTTGCTATATATAAAAACTGAGGATTAGTCAGATTTAAATCTTGAATTGGCTGAATAGAGGTAAATATTACATGGTTGTAAGTTGTTGTTCTATCAGCTAATTGATGAATTTCTTGATTAAAATGGAATGATCCAGTAGCAGTAATTTGCTTTGGCGGAACTCCATTTGGATAATTGTTATAAAGCAGTCTGTTGTATTGTGATGCGTTATACAGTGCAGAATCACTTAAAAGACTAGCATTTACCCAAAAAACATAGCCATCTAAAGGCAAAACCATCTTTACATACAATGTAAAAGTTACTTTTTCATTGCCTGATAAGGTTTCTACGCCTTGAGCCAATCCTGAAGCTAATTGGGGTTTTGCGCCTATAGTTTCTTCAATACTAGCCATTATTCAATCCAAACCTTGGTTGAAGCTTCAAATATTCCAGAATCAATAAAAGATGGTCTACGGATACCTGTTGCAGTCCTTTTAAATTTGGCTTTTTTACCCCTACCGACTTTCCTAGTGGTTACACCATCTAATGCGGCTTGAGTAGGTACTCCAGCTACTTTTCCAGCTAATTCTTCGTTATAAATAAACTTTTTAAGCCCAAGAGTAAGTTCTTGACCTGCTGCATCAAAGGGTTGCTTAGGAGCACGACCTGTTGTTTGAAAAGTTTCAAACGCTCCAACAATTGCTTGAGTAAGTTCATGTTCAATATCCTTTTGGTGCATATTTACATAAGATGAAAAAAGGGTATATTTTTCTTCCAAAATCTTACCAACGCCAAAAGAAGTATTGCCGTTGGGTTCTGGAACTTCAATAACACCTAATTTTATTTTCAATTCAATCCCCAAAGTGTTCCAAGGGTTTGCATAAATGCTACAGCTTGTCTGCCGTATGGATCTTTAATTCTTTGCAAATCAAGCAATCCAAGGTCTTGTAAACCATGTCCTACAGCTAAAGTTTCGCTTGTGGATACATCTGAAGCAGATGTAACTACTCCAGCAACAAAATTATTGATTCCGTATGCTTGTCTTGCAGCAGTAAAAAATGTCTGCCCTGCATAGTCTTGTTGAAACTGTAACAGTTGACTACCTGCGTAGTTGTAAACTGTTAAAGTGTAAATATCATCCAAAACTCCTACAAAGTCAGTGGGCACTAGGTCTAAAGCTACCGTGTATGCGTAGTTCCAGCCCGGATCATCTGGCGACATGGCTGTAGTTGGAATGCCCATGACTGCATAAGCCCAAGCAATAAAACCTGAAAGTGTTGGTGGGGAAACTATGGGGTCTGCCATAAAACCATCCCTGTAAATTGTTTTCTGTATTCTAAAACAAAAAAGCCCCCGAAGGGGCTATTTTTACGCTGCTTTTCTAGGGCGACCTCTGCGTGGTGCTTCACCTTCATGAATCACTTCTAGCTTTTGGTCAAACTTCTCGCTTTGATCTGCTGCGTTTTTCTTATCTTCAGTAATCTCAAATTCAATACCGCCTTTTTGCTTAATACCCATTTCTTGAGCTTTCATAGAAATGATTTGGTCTTGAGCAGCAGCGGTAATTTCACGAGCTTCTTGTGCTCTACGGATGTTTTCATCATCAGATTGGCTGATACCAGCTTCAATAGCTTCTACTGAAATAGGTTTTCCAATACGATAACAAAGACCACCAAAGCCTTTTTTGACTTTTCCAACTTCCATCATTCCATACAGTTCATGCTGTTTAATGATATTGTCTGCTTCAATGTCGCTCTGAGTTAATTTAATTTGTGATCCAGCCCGAATTTTGTGCGAAAACGGTCTTTGATTCTCAGGAAGCATATAAGTGAACAAAAAATCTTGCTTACTGCAATTTGCTATATAAAGATCTAACATCATATTTCCCCTAATGGGTGGGGAACTGATGATGCGGAAGCTTTTTGAGCTTCCCAGTCCCCCATAAAGAAAGTTCCCAGCATCACTTGGGTTCTCAAAACTGTTAAAAAACCACCCCGAAGGGTGGTTAAAATCCTCACGAGATTTTAATAAGAAGCTGACAAAATTGTTAATGCTTCTGGGCGGATACCCCAACCAGAGGTGCTACGCATTGTGTAGAGGGTAGTAATACCACCATCAGGCAATGGAGTAGGAATCTCTGTAGGAGCAGCCACATCGCAAAGCATCAACGAAGTTGCAGTTGTATTTGGTGTCAACTCAGCAAAAATGTTGGTGTTGATACGAGAGTTAGCTTTAGGAATCTTCAGTTCTGGAGCAATCAAAATAATTGCATCAGTACCGTTGTAACCTTGACCAATCAAAGTATCATCAGCCGCAAAGCTTACATCGTCACCACCTGCCCACTGAGCAACAGTTTCTACAAGTCCAGCGGCTGTTTCAACACCAGCACCAATACGCTGGAACTGTGTCAAGGACACGATACCACCGTAAGAGATTTGTTGAATGAAACGCTGTGGAGCTAAGAATACTAAACGCAATGGCTGACCAATTTGGAGAGTGGTAGTTTTCAAGTTACCAATCATGTTCAACAAGAACTGAGCCAATTGACCAGAATCCCATGTGCTATAGCCAGTGTTGCCGTTGCTATCTGAACCCAAGTTAACACGAGTTGCGCCAGAAGTATTGAGCAAGCCTTCACCATTGGCTGGGTTGTAGCCATAGAGAAGTGCATTACGCAACTGCTGTGCAATACCTTGACGGGCAGCTAAACGAAGTGCTTCTGGGAGCGCATAGCCCCAAGCACCAGTAGCGGCTTCATCAAAGTTGTCATATTGAGCACGAGTTTGCAAACGATAAGTAGCGGTACTAATCATGCTAGGAATAACCGATGCTGAAGGCAATTGGTTAGAAGTAGCTTGACTAGCCTGCACTTGAGTTGTTAACTGAACCTTTTTAGCGTAAACATAAAGGTCAGCTTCACCAAGGCGTGGCATTGGGTTCTCTGTTGCCAGAGTTGTAAACGCACCTGAAGCCAAGCTGTACTGCATAATCAACTCAGGCATCATGAAGTGTGGGTTTACGGTTACATACGAGGGTGCGAAACCAGACATGATCTATTCCTTTCTTATAGTAGAACTACTGCAACAGGAGCAGCAGTAGAGCCGCCAACGATTGTATTAGACCAGTTAGCATTACCAGTACCAGAACTGTAGTTAACAATCTTGTTATTAGCTGTGCTAATACGCAAAATCTTAACAGGAACAGCAAAGTTGCTAGTTGCGGTTGTAGTCAAACGATAGTTAGTGGTGTCCCAATAAACTGTTTCAACAATTGAAGAACCAGCCAAAGCAACAATGCTTGAATCACAAGGCAATGGAATACGAGCACCTGAACCAAAACGGTAGAAGTTAGCTGTCATGCCGGGTGAATACAGAGGTGCTGTGCTTTGTGGGGTAGTGATACCGTTGAAAGCTTGGTTAAATACAGAAATACCTGTTGGAGCAGTAACCGTTGAAGCTTGGATAATTGTTCCGCCAAGGCTATCTGTGCCGGGTTGAGTATCACCAGAGTAATAACCTGATTGACCAACTGGAATAGTTTCAGCAATTGGAACTCCGCCCCATAAAGGCAAAGAAGCAGAAGATGAAAGTACGCCACTAGCTAACCAGAATTTAACTGCTGGATCGTCTAAAGCATCACCTTGGGTATAACCGTTGGAGTTGACATTAAATAAGCCAGCAGCATTGGTTGTTACCATTGGTTGAATTGAAATTTGTGCGGTCATGGCTTATTCCTTATCGCTTAAAATTTTCAGTATTAAACTTCACTACCCGTGACGATGGGAGTTTGAAGTCGCCCAACCACGCTTCCATATCACCACGATACTCAGTGATGGTACGACCAGCTTGGTCTTTCTTATAAAGAGGGATCAATTGACCTTTAGCAATTGCTCCAACTCCACGAGAAGCTGCAAGAGCATCGGCATAAACACGCTTTTCAACTACAGCGAGCATTGCTTCATCAGCAATTTTGTTAATGTCAATGTTTTTCATTTCATCGCTATGTGCTTGTAAGCCACGCAACATACGCTTGCGGTAAGCCATTAAGCCTTCGCCTTGTAATGGGCGTGATGCAGATTTGCCAAATGCTGAATAAACAGAATCAGCTTTAGCTTGACAATCAGCGTATGCGGCTTCTTCGTCATCAGCTTTTTTAGCTTCTTCTTCGTCATCATCATCTTTTTTGAAGTCCATGTGACCAGCAGGCATTTCCATTTTGCCTTCATCATCAGGCTTGATTTCACCAGCAGGACCGTGTTCTTTAGGATCAGATCCTTCAGCATCCTTCTTAGCTTTACGCATCATGAATTTCTTAGCCTTGGCTTCAGACATATCGTCATCATCCTTTTTGGCTTCTTCTTCTTCATCATCGTCATCACAAGCTTCCATGTCATCATCTTTTTTGGCTTTAGCTTTTTTATCAGCAGCAGTCACCAAAGGTGGCGCAGGAAGGTTTTTTTCCATTTCATCTAAACGGGTAATTGTTTTACCCAATAAAGACATA